ACCTGACCACTTCTTCTCCTGATAATATCGGGGGTGATAAATATAATTATATTATCACCTCCGTCAATCTGTTGGAGTTAGGAACACAACTACAGAAAAAAGAATGAAGAACCTACAACTTTTTTTAGAACTTGCCTCTGAAAGAGCACAAGCTCTTAAAGATCGTCAAGATAAATTCAAAGAAACTCAAGCCAATTCTGCTGGAGAGAGTGGTTCAAGAACTCTTGATTCACCAGAAACTAGAGACAAAACCGTAAGTGCCCGAGAAAGATATAAAAGGGGAATGGTTGAGGTTTATGACCCTGAAATGGGTACAGTTCGTGGTCCTCGTGCAAAACGAAGCACTGCTGATCGTAGAGCACCTGGAACTAAACCAAGAGTCAAGGCAGTTGGTGGTGGTAAGACTGCACCAGTAGATTATAAACCACAAGGTGAGAAACCTAATAGAAGTAGAACAACCTCACAAAGAACACAACAACCACAACAGGAACGTGGTTCTGCAGAAGTCAAACAATCATATGCAGAGAAGATTAAGGCAGATAGAAGAGCTGCAGCCAAGGCAAGAGCCGCTGCCAGAAAGTCTGGTGGTGAAGTAAAAACAACGACCACATCTTCTAAAGATGCTGAAAAGAAAGCAGACCAGTTGTTAAAGACCAAGAAGGCAGAACCAAAGAAGACTGAACCTGCAAAACCACGTAAAAAGTATGCTCATGCTGATGGTGGTGGTATGACTAGGAAAGAAAGAGACGCAACTAGAAATAAAGAAATAGGTCAGAGTAGAAAAGATGCCAAGGCTCAAATGAGGTCTGAGTTTGAGAAGAAACATGGTAGAAAACCAAACAAAAAAGAGGCAATGCAACTGACCGCCAAGGCTCATGCTGCTGCCAAAGCCCTATCATAACTATTGGGCAGTCATGTGCAGGGGTGTATTTGACATAAGACCCAATCTACGATATAATAAATAATAATACCCCTGCAAATTGAAGAATGAATTACTATACCTACGCCTATCTTCGCGAAGATGGAACACCTTACTACATAGGCAAAGGGAGAAAAAATAGAATAAACAATCAACATGTAAATGTACCTGTACCACCAAAAGATAGACGGGTCTATCTTAAACAGGGACTGTCTGAGATTGATGCATATAGGCACGAAATGTACCTGATAGATGTACTTGGCCGTAAAGATTTGGGTACAGGTATGTTAATAAACAGAAGTCCTGGTGGTGAAGGTAACTCAGGGCCAAGACCTTCTATGAAAGGTAAAAATAATCCAAGATATGGAAAACCAAGTACAATTCGTGGTAAAATATGGGTAAATAACGGACTTGACCATAAGATGGTATTTGAAGATGCAATACCTGATGGATGGGTAAATGGACGCCTGAATGTTCATGAAAATAAAGAACAGTTTAGACAACAGGGTTTGAATAACAATCCTAATGCAAAACACTACCGAATTGTGTTCATTGATGGTAGTGAGGTTGAGTGTTACCAACTATCTAAATGGGCCAGGGAAAATAATATAAGTTATGGTATATGTAAAGCTATACTTCACCAGACAAGATACAATAAAAGGAAGTATATTAAGAAGAACGCATCCACTAACATCAAGAGCATACATGAGGTGACTACAGAGTTACTCACCTCCAATTGACTCCTATAGTATAAGACCACCATTTTATTATGACATTAACACACCTCTCTCATCCCGAAGATACTATTTTGACTGGTGATTTGACAGTATTTGATTTACTTTATGATGTGGGTGATATCTCCATGAAAATGGATGGTATGTCGTTAGTATGGGGAACCAATCCTGCTAATGGTAAGTTTTTTGTGTGTACAAAAAGTGCATTTAATAAGAAAAAGATTCGTCTATGTTATACTACTGAAGACATTCTGACCCATTTTGGTCATCAAATTGAAGTTGTAGATATTCTATCTAATTGTCTCAAGTATCTTCCACGTACAGAAAACATTTACTGGGGTGATTGGCTTGGTTTCGGTCACACTGACACACTGACACAAAATACCCTCACGTATGTATTTCCTGAGGTTATTGAACAGAGACTAGTGATTGCACCACATACACAAGTCTTTCTGACTCAAGATAATATTATGTGTAATGCAGTTTGTAAACCAGTCACAGAAACATTTGAGAATAGTGATGTAATCAAGTGGGTACAACCTGCTGTTGACCGTATTTACGGTGGTTATGATGCACCAAACATCAACACTGACAACATCAAATTTCTGACTGACAAAGAGGCATATCAAGCCAAGATGGGCATCAATGCTCTCATCAAGTCAGGTCAGTTTGTTGATGATGCATCACTGACTGACATTCTAGGTTGTCCTTTCCTTGCCAATCTGTATCAGTTGGTGTTAGATATCAAATATGATTTGATGGATAGTTTGATTATCAATGACGCACCAAAGTCATATCTTCCTAATGGCAAAGAAACTGATGGTGAAGGTTATGTCTTCCATTCTGTAACCTATGGCTCAGTGAAGTTGGTCAAACGTGCAGAGTTTGCGTATGCTAACTTCAACCATGGTTTTGGTAACTGATTATTATGACACAATTTAATGTAAAAGGTGCATGGACCGATCGTAATGGTCGTAGGCATAACTTTGAGATACAAACTGATAGTGCGGACAGATCTTTGATACGGGATATTGTAGAATCACAGTATCCAACAGAGAGAGTTGTAATTAACTCGGTTCGTCAACGGTAATAAAGTTACTCACCTCCAATTGACCCCTATAGTATAACACCACAATTTTATGATCACTCTTCGCCCACATCAAAACGAAGCCCGTGACGCAATGTATGTCAACAGCAAAGGCCAGATACTGGTCCCGACAGGAGGCGGGAAGACACTGATTGCAATCACTGATGCAATGAAACGGTTCGAGGTAAATGTTCCTCGCACTATTGTAGTTGTGGCTCCTAGACTACTCTTGGCCAATCAGTTGTGCAGTGAGTATATGGAACACATCACCAATGCTAATGTTTTGCATGTGCATTCTGGTGACACAAAACACTTCAGCACTACAAAGTCTGAACATATCAAACTGTTTGTTGATATGTGTCAAACAGTCCGTGAACATGTTATTATCTTTACCACATATCACTCTCTCCACCGTGTTCAGGAGTCTGGTATTGCGGTAGATACCATTTACTTTGATGAGGCACATAACTCCTGTCAGAATAACTTCTTTGGGCCCACTGAGTATTTCAGTAAGAAGGCTGATCGCACTTATTTCTTTACTGCTACCCGTAAGACTTCAGTCACACCAAAAAAACATGGAATGAATGATGTTGACACTTATGGTCAGGTAATTGCACGTGTGTCTGCACCAACTCTGGTTGATGGAGGTTACATCTTGCCACCTAAAGTCAAGGTGATTGAGATGGATAAGGTTGACAAAAAGTCACTCACACCTTATCTTGAGAGCAACAATGTCCTTGCGTCTATTGATGAACTAGACATCAAAAAGATTCTAGTATGTGTCAAGACCACACGACAACTGCAAAATATCTTTATGACAGACTTTGCAGAACAACTCAAGGAACGTGGTTATTCTTACCTCTATATTACCAGTAAGACCGGTGCAGTTGTTGATGGTAAGAAGGTCAAGCGTGAGGAGTTCTTTGATACACTCAATGCATGGGGCAAAGATGTAGATAAGAAGTTTGTTGTTTTGCACAGGTCCATACTTTCAGAAGGTATTAATTGCTCAGAGCTTGAAGGTGTTGTATTCCTTCGTAATATGGACACAGTAGAGATGTTACAGACTGTGGGCCGAGTAATTCGTGTGGGCAGTAAATCGAAGACATGCGGTATGCTATGTGTGCCAGTATATAATAATATCGGAGTATCCACCGAGAGAGCATTGCAACGTTGTGTTGACATTGTATTCGAGAAAGGAGAAATGTGCGACAGCATTTCTCGCCGGTAATCGGCCCAGTCATACCAAGGGATCTGGGAGTATCATAAATTGATTTTTCCATATCGAACCCCTTTATGACCTAACACACCTTCAGTCACATAGAATTATTGAAAAAAGAGTTTTTATGTCTTTCCACCACACAAATTCAAACATTCTTGATACAAAACCAGGAGTATTGCCAATCGTTATTGATGAGAACCTGGTAGCAATACCTGTGGCGGGTTCAACAACTAAACTGATGGTGATACATAATGGACAACCGGTCAAAGTATGTCGCAACCGTCAATCAGCACTCAATTTGATAGATAAGTTAAGAAAACGAAGGAAATAAAGTTACTCACCTCCAATTGACCACTATAGTATGACATACAATTCAAATCCTTACATCCAAAACCTGCTCGAAATGGGTTACGACAAACAAGACGTACAAGTTGCGTCTACAATGTTTCAAAAGAAAACATTCCCATGTGTTATTCATGGTCGTCAATTTGACACTGAAGAACAGTATTATGCTGAACTTCATGAATACATGAGTGGCATGTGATGAACACACCTAATTGGAAGCATCACTCCAAAAAAGATAAGAAGACCAAGGGTACCTGTAAGGGTATTCTAAGGGGGCGTAAGCAGTCTCTAAGGTCACTCAAACTCAAACTAAGTACCAAATCACCATGAACATTGACAATCAACTTCTATCTGTTATTGAAGGTCTTGATTGGGCATTAGAAGAGTATAAAGATGCAATGGATGATCCAACCAAAGGTTATTCTTTCTATACTGGTTACTCTCGTGCGACAATAGAAACTGCCAAAGACAGACTATTAACAATTGTGGAAAACTATCGTAATCTTACACAGGAGGAAAAGTTACTCACCTCCAATTGACCACTATATTGTAACCCCTACACTTGACAATCATGAACAATTCATCTACTGTACTTAAAGAACTTCAATCACTTCAAAAAACTTATAAAGTTCAGAACTTTAAGTTTACCTCTAGTCAACAGACACGATATGATGAACTTCTTGAACTTCGTCGTGCATTCATTGCATATTGGCAAGAAAATGGTATGGTTTGGACTGGACCTAGTAATGTAGGTAAGGCTAAAACAGAAGCCGCAGCTTGATGGACATTACTAACACATCATTGTTACTCACTGGCATCATGTTTGTCGGTGGTATTATTCTCTTCTTCAAAGCAATTTACCGATGATTGAAACTCTCTCTTTTGAATATGGTAACAGCGTTACCATTTTAGGTTTGGTTGGTGTTATCTCAACTGCCATCATTCTTGTAACCGTCTTTACTCGATACAACAATTCACCTCTGCGTAAGTAATCATTACTATGAAATTTGATCCTAAACAAACAGAAACATTTGAGACTGAAGGTTCAACATTTGAGTACAATCATGCTAGGTCAGAATATCTCGCAGAAGATATTCTTGGCCAGTATGAAGACCAAATGAAGACTATGGCCAAAGCATATAAAAAGGCAAAGAAAGAACATAAGAAAACATATTATGGACGTAACCTATTGTCTCTTCATTCAGAATGGAATGTTGAAGACAATGATGAAACTTTGTATCTCATCTTTGATGATGAAGAAGAATGTTTCACTGATGTCAAAACTGATAACGAATACTACTCAAATCCAAACGATTAAAGTTACTCACCTCCAATTGACCCCTGTAGTGTAACCACGCAATCAACTTATGACAATCACACAAACCAAAGCAGAATATCAAACAGAATGTTTGATTGAAGTTCTTAACAATGAGTGGAAGGTATTTGCTATTGAGAATGGCCGTAACTTTCATGAGTATCTAACAATGGAAGTTGGTCGCAAATATATCAAAGTGTGGCAATCAAAATGCTATGATGGTGTTGTAAGAGAGGGTCGCAGTTGTTTTATGTTTGTAGATAAAGAAACTGGTGCATGTTATAAACCAGCCAGCCACAAGGCACCAGCCAAAGGCATTAGATTTTATATTGAATCACTTCTAGATACACCTGAAGTTGTTGATCAATACGGTTCATTCCTTTATCGTCGCTGATGTTTACCATTATTCGTTTCTTTTATTATATTGCCGTCGGGGCATTCTTTGTAACCATTATCAAACACTTTTCCTAACTATCATGTCACTCTCTGCAACTTGTGTCTCTAAACTTGTTGACGCACTCAAATCTGATGTTATTAACCACATCTATGGAGATGAGCGTTATATGGAAATTATGCATGACTTAGTTTCTGATGCATTACGTGCCAAACTTGGTGATGTTGATGAGGATTTGTTCTATGAACTCGGTATGTGTTTAATTGACCGTATTGAACTGAAATAAAGTTACTCACCTCCAATTGACCCCTATAGTGTAACCACGCAATCAATTCAAATGGAGTTTAGAATCATTGTTCCATCTGCTCGATATGAAGATGTAACCACAAATGATTTGGATCAAGCATGGCGTATCTGTTGTGATCTATCTGAAGAGTTTGGATATGCAGAGGTTAAACGTAATCTTTGTGGCCCAGAGCCAATTCTAGGATCTTTCACTAACGGTAAATCAGACAAATGATCTACAACATCGCATCAGACATCAAGACCCGCAGAATTGTGTGGATTGATTCAACAACAATGAAGACAATGACCGCAGTTCAAGTATCAGCCTCAACCCGCTAATCTATGGGCATTTGTAATACAATTTCTGTGGTGGTTACAGTATTACAATGTAAGGCCCTTTGTCGGATATTAAAGTTACTCACCTCCAATTGACCACTATAGTGTAACCACGACAAGCATTATGACATTTCTCAACTGGGTCCAAGAAGCAATCGGTTGTAAAGTAGAAGATGAAAAAACTGGAATGGTTCATACCATTACCGGTGGTAAGTTTCTCGCCGATTCACCTATGTGGCCAATGGTTCAACTTACAGATGAGAATGGAGTTGTAAGATATGCAACTCTTGATAGGTTTGAAGAACTGGTTTCTGTCGGGTAATAAAGTTACTCACCTCCAATTGACCACTATAGTATAGACACCACAATTTTATGATCACCACATACAACGGATACGAAATCAAACCAGGTGCTAATCTTAAGAATGCTAGTCTTAAGGGTGCTAATCTTGAGGATGCTGATCTAAGAGGTGCTAATCTTGAGAATGCTAATCTATGGGGTGCTATTCTTAGGGGTGCTGATCTTAAGGGTGCTATTCTTAAGGGCGCTAATCTAAGGGGTGCTAATCTAAGGGTTGCTAACCTTAAGGATGCTAATCTTAAGGGAACTATTTTAGAAGGACTTAAACTATGATA